GCCGTCCCGCTGCTGCGCTCCGCCACCACCCTGGTACTGGCGGCCACGAAGGGCGCCTACTACGCGGTAGATCCACTCACCGGGCTGGCCACTGATCCCGTCGTGGCGAACGTCCTGAACCAGGCCACCTGCATCCAGGCGGCGGCGTGGGCTGCCTTGGGCGTCAACCCGCTCACCGGTGGCGTGGCCGTCTCCACGGTCGTCTCGGCTAAGTCCATCGGTTCCGCCCGCCTCACCTACGCCGACGCAGCAGCAGCCGCAGCAGCGAAGACCGCCGCCGTCATCGAGCTCGTACCCGAAGCGGTGGCGAAACTCTCCCAGAACAACCTCCTTCCCACGAACGTCTGGATCTACGGCTGATGGTTGTCTACTCCAACCCGGCACCGGCAACGGACCTGGCCGGCTTCTGGGTGCACACGATCATGGTCGAAACCTTCGAAGGCACCGGGGCCATGGGGGACGTGTACGCGGTCCCGCAATATGTGGCCGGGTTCCTGGAGGGCAAGAACGTCCTGGTCCGGGACGCGGCAGGCCAGCAGGTCGTGGCAGGGTCCACATTCTACACCGACAGCGCCTACGCTGACCTGTTCACCCCAGACACCCGGATTACGGTGGACGGGCGCGTGTCCTACGTGATCACCCAGAACCGGAACGACTCCGGATCTTTGGGCCTGCCGGACCACACGATGGTGCAGATCAAGTAATGGGTGAGACGTTCAGTGTCCACCTCGACCAGATCACCGACGCTGTCATCGCGGCGATCCCCGCGGCCAGCTTCAAGGCCATGGAGCACGTCCGGGGCGTGGCGGTGGACCGGACCCCGATCGAATCCGGGGACCTCCGCACGTCGGCCTCCACCATCCCCAACCCCAACGGCGCGGACGTCTACTACCCCGGACCCTACGCGAGATTTCAGCACTATGAGCTGGACCTGAAGCATGAGCGTGGTGGGGAACGGCTCTACCTGTCCACGACGATCCTTTCCGAAGCCCCCAAGGTCATCGAGATCCTCGCCAATGAGCTCTCCAAGGTCATAGAATAGGCGGTCCCATGTCGTACGAAAAGGACTTCCTCACAGGGCTGGCGCAGATGATCGCCGACTCCTCCATTGCCGTGTATAAGCCCTCTGGCGTGTATGCGCCGACGGAAACGGGAATCGTGTTCGGCGGGTGGCCGCAAGCCCCGGACGCGTGCCTCGTGCTGAACTACACCCCGGTCACTGATGGGGTCATGGTTCCGATGGGTAAAGGCATCCTCGAAGTACACTCCCGCGGTCGCCCCGGTGACCCGTTCGGCCCCGGCGAACTAGCCATCCCCGTCTTTGACCTGATCCACAACATGCAGAACCAGACGTTTGGGACCTCGCATGTGATCCAGATCCTCCGGGACCATGTGGCACCGTTGGAGCAGGACGCACTGAAACGCTTCCGGCGGGTGGACATCTACTATGCCGATCTTGACGCGCCCGGCACAGCCAACCGGCCAAGCGCAGGCTATTAAATCCAGTCGCCGCACGGTACGATTCAGCCCATGAAACATCTTTGGGGAATCGCCGCGCTGGTCCTGCTCACCGGCTGCGCCGCACCAACACCCGCGCCCGCCGTGGACCACGACGCCATATTCCTGGCCGCCTGGCACGAAACGTTCCCCACCGGGGACAGCGCATCAGCCAAGGGCATCGCCCACGACGTGTGTGACGCGTACAAGGCCGGGACCACGTTCACCGGGGAAGTCACCTACCTAATGGCCCTCTCCCCGGACCTGACCGGCAGGCAGGCAGGCCAGATCATCGGCTACGCCACCGCCTCGTACTGCCCGGAGTTCAACAACCGGCACTAGCCCCAAGATCCCACAACTAAATAGGCTCTAACCCCTTCTAGCCCCGTAGACCTCTGCGGGGCTTTTCTCATGCCCAAAAAAGCCCCGTAGGAGGCAACCGTGTCAACAGCTTTGGCGAGACGTTTTAAAATCCAGGTCAGTTCCGACAACGTCACGTGGCTGAACGTCGCCGGCATTACCGACTTCAGCCCGAACGAAAACCCGACAATCGTCGCGGCCGACGACTACGACTCCAACGGGTTCGCCAACTGGGAAAAGACCATGACCGGCGCGAAGACCGTCCTCAAGGCCAACCGGAAGACCAACGCGGGCGTGTTCGACCCGGGCCAGGAACTTGTCCGCACGACCCGCTTCCAGTTCGGCGACCAGGCGCGCATGTATATCCGCTGGTATGACCGCAACGGCGTCGCTGAAGCCTACTCGGGCCGCGGCATCGTGGACTGGCAGCAGTCCAAGACCGGTGTCGCCGACCTCGAAGAGGTCACGATGACGTTCACCATTGACGGTGTGCTCGCCGCGATCACGACCCCGTACACGGCGGCCGTTGTCCCCGTCGTTTCGGCTGCCACCCCATCCGGTGTGGCTGTCGGCGGTCAGGTCTCGATCACCGGCAACAGCTTCACGGGCACGGTCGTGACGTCCGGCGTGAAGTTCGGCGGTGTGAATGCCACCAGTTGGGTGGTTGTCTCCGACTCGCTCATTGTGGCGATCATGCCGACCGGCACTGCCGGTTCGGCCCCGATCATCGTCACGAACGCCGCTGGCGCGTCTGCCGCGTTTGCGTACACCCGCGGCGCGTAGTTAGTTCCCCCCGCACCGCCCTGACCCGGTGGGGCGGGACCGGTTACCGGTGGCGGGCCCCTGTGAGGGTGGGCCCGCCGCCTTACTTCCTACCCTCGCAGGTCACATTTGGGCAGCAGCGCGGGAAAGCTCCGCGATGGCATCGGCGATCTTTGCTTTGAGGATGGCGGAACCGTCAAACGGGCGGGCGTGTTGAGGGAAGAAGTCCTCCCCCACCAGATCATTCAGGGTGACTTCCAGGATGTTGGCGATGACCACGAGTTCAGCAATGGCGAACGCCCGGTCACCAGACTCCACCATGTATACCGTCTGGCGGGGCCATATATTCACGCCAAGCTGTGCAGCGACGTCAACGCCAAAATCTGCGGCAGTGATACCCCGAGCATTCCTGAATGCCTTAATGTTGCGGCCAATTACCTTACTTATCGATTCTTTTGTCATGCCTCAATTGTACCAGCATAATCACGCTTGACACTCTCACAAAGGACACCCCTCATGGCTTTGCGCCCCCTCGAAGACATCATCGGCCCGCTCATCGTCCCCGTGCGCGGCAAGGAATACACCCTGCCCGCCGTGTCCCTCTCGGACGGCCTGAAAATCCACGCGTCCCGCAACAAGGGTGAGCTCCTCATGTCCAGTGACCTGTACCGGATCATCCTCGGCGACGTGCACACCGACATGCTCACCAACAACGTCCCAGGCGATGTGATCGACCGGGTGTTCCTCACCGCCTACACCGACTTCACGTCCGGCCGCGACTCCGCGGAAGAGGTGTG